GTCACATATTTTTGCTTACCCATCAATATGGGAAGAAACTTTTTGTATATCAGCGATAGAAGCAATGGCTGCAGGTAACATGGCCATAGTGACTAATTTTGGAGCTTTATTTGAAACATGCACAGAGTATGCTCACTATGTTAATTATGAAACAGATATTTATAATTTAGCCAAAAAATTTAAAGCTGTAATAGAATTTGTTGCTGACAACTATCATGAGCCAGTTCTACATGAAAGATTAAATGATCAAATGAAATATTTTAGAACATTTTACAACTGGGATGCTAGAGTCAAAGAATGGGAAAGTTTACTTAATCAATTATTAAAACAAAAGGGTTATGCATGACAATTAAAATAGATGATAAAAGTCTAATAAACGAAAAAACAATATTTGGACAAAATACTAATAAGGGTAATGATTTATTAGAGTGGGATAAAAAAGAAGATGAAAAACAAATAAAACTTTTTTTTGCCTCACCGTGCCATGGTGGTGTAGATATACATTACGTTCGAGCCACTCTTGAGTTACAAGCACTTTTACAAAGACATAAAATACCGGTAACTTTTCATTTAATACAATCATCAATTGTTACACAAGGTAGAAATTTATGCACGGCAGCTTTTTTAAAATCTGAGTGCACACATATGTTATTTGTTGACACTGACATAGAGTTTGATGAAACATCTATATTAACCATGTTAAAAGCTGATAAGGATATTGTTTTGACACCTTACCCTATGAAAGTTATTGATTGGGATAAAGCCACAAGTGTTAGTCAAAAATCAGGAAGACATGTAAGCAAGTGTGGATACTATTTTCCTATGGCATTCATAGATCAAGAAAATATTGAGTGTAACGAAGGTATAACTGAGATTAAAAGAGGTCCTGCGGGCTTCATGTTAATTAAAAAGAAAGTTTTTTTAAAG